CCTTGACCGCGGATGCCGTTTGGGATGAAGCGATCGCGGGACACGTTGCCGCGGGAAGCTTTGGTGAAGAAGTTCAAGCCCATTCGACACAAGCAAGCGTTGACATTATCGACGGAATTGTTGATGACATTCTGACGGACACGGGAACAACGATTCCCGGATTGATCGCGGCGCTTAATGACCCGACGGCCGCGGCAATCGCGGATGCCGTTTGGGATGAAGCGATCGCGGGACACGTCACGGCCGGAACGTTCGGCTTGAATCTCGACACAACGATTTCAACAAGAGCGACACAAGCAAGCGTCGACGTTATCGACGGAATCGTTGATGACATTTTGACGGACACGGGAACCACAATTCCCGCTTCGATCGCGGCGCTTAATGACCCGACGGCCGCGGCAATCGCGGATGCTGTTTGGGATGAAGCGACAAGCGGTCACGCAATCGTCGGATCTACTGGCGAAGCCTTAACGGATGCGGCGTCCGGCGGATCGGCCCCAACGGCCGCGGCGATCGCGGATGCCGTTTGGGATGAAGCGACTTCCGGTCACGTCACGGCCGGAACGTTCGGCTTGAATCTTGATGCGACTGTTTCCACAAGAGCGACACAAGCAAGCGTCGATGTTATCGACGGGATTGTTGATGACATTCTCACGGACACGGGAACCACAATTCCCGCGTCGATCACGGCGTTGAACGATCCAACCGCCGCGGCAATCGCGGATGCTGTTTGGGATGAAGCGATCGCGGGACACGTTGCCGCGGGAAGCTTTGGTGAAGAAGTTCAATCACATGCGCTGTCAACCGAAGTCGCGGCGCTCAACGATCTATCGTCCGCGGATGTACAATCGGCACTGACGGCCCAAGGATACACGGTCGCGCGCGCTGGAAACCTTGACAACTTGGACGCGGCGATTTCTACCGTGGCGACACAAGCAAGCGTCGACATTATCGACGGAATTGTTGATGACATTCTCACGGATACCGGAACAACGATCCCCGGTCTTATCACTGGGCTCAATGATCCAACGGCCGCGGCAATCGCGGATGCCGTTTGGGATGAAGCAATTGCCGGTCACGTCACGGCCGGAACGTTCGGGCTTCAATTAGATGCTACAATAAGTTCAAGAGCGACACAAACAAGCGTCGACAGTCTTAATGATATTTCAACCGCGGATGTGCAAACGGCGCTGACCTCACAAGGTTACACCGTAGCGCGAGCGGGAAACCTTGACAACTTGGACGCCACTGTTTCATCTCGCTCTGACTTTGACAACACAACTGACGAAACAATCTTGAACGTTTCCGAAGTGAACGAAATCGCCGATGCCGTTTGGGATGAAGCCGTTGTTGGCCACGTTGCAAGCGGATCATTCGGTGAAGAAGTTCAAGCCCATTCAACACAAGCAAGCGTCGACGTTATCGACGGAATCGTTGATGACATTTTGACGGACACGGGAACCACAATTCCCGGATTGATTGCGGCGCTTAATGATCCGACCGCGGCGGCGATTGCCGATGCCGTTTGGGATGAAGCGACCGCCGATCATGTTATTGCGGGATCAACTGGCGAAGCGGTCGCGGCCGGCGGTGCAACTGCGGCGGCGATTGCCGATGCCGTTTGGGATGAAGCGACCGCGGGACACGTCACCGCGGGGACGTTTGGCTTGAATCTTGATGCGACTGTTTCGACAAGAGCGACACAAGCAAGCGTCGACGTTATCGACGGAATCGTTGATGACATTTTGACGGACACGGGAACAACTATCCCCGGCGCAATCGCGGCGCTTAATGATCCGACCGCGGCCGCTATTGCGGATGCCGTTTGGGATGAAGCGACCGCCGATCATGTTATTGCGGGATCAACGGGCGAAGCGATCGCGGCAAGCGGGGTGACTGCGGCGGCGATCGCGGATGCTGTTTGGGATGAAGCGACAAGCGGTCACGCAATCGTCGGATCTACCGGCGAAGCATTGACGGACGCGGCTTCCGGCGGATCGGCACCAACCGCGGCGGCTATAGCGGATGCCGTTTGGGATGAAGCGACTTCCGGTCACGTTGCCGGCGGTTCCTTCGGCGCGAACCTTGACGCGGCGATTTCTGCGACATCGACACAAGCAAGCGTCGACGTTATCGACGGGATTGTTGATGACATTCTCACGGACACGGGAACCACAATTCCCGGCCTGATTGCTGGGCTTAATGACCCGACGGCCGCGGCGATCGCTGATGCGGTCTGGGACGAAGCCACAAGCGGCCATATTACCGCCGGAACGTTCGGCCTGAACATTGACGCGGCTATTTCGACAAGGGCCACACAAGCGAGCCTAGACGCCCTGAACGACTTGTCTTCCGCGGACGTTCAAACGGCTTTGACGGCCCAAGGCTACACGATCGCGCGCGCCGGCAATCTTGACAACTTGGATGCGACGATTTCTTCCCGGTCAACATTCGATTCAACAACGGACGCGGTCACACTGGGTTCGGGATCGGTTGCGGCCGTCGCTGATGCGATTTGGGATGAAGCGGCTTCCGGACACAACACCGCCGGAACATTCGGGGAACAACTCCAAACCGCGCGAAAGCACTTGACGAACCGCGCCGTGATTACGGGTTCGGGACCGTTCACAACAACGATCTATGAAGACGACGCCACAACACCGCTCAAAACGTTTACCGTGACGGCGGACAAACTCGAACGGACGCCCTGATGACCTTGAACGGAATCTTTCCCGACTGGATGCTTCCCGTGACTGTGGGCGATGCCGTTTCCCAAGTAGTCAATCAAGGCGATCTTGTCATCGACACAACCGAAATCGTGGTCGAAATATTCGCGAATCCGGTCGACATCTCCCTTCCGGATGTCGTTTCTATCTGTATAATCGAAAGCGCGCCGGTTCTTACAATCGAAACAACGCCGGCGGTTCTTTCTCTTTCGCCACAAAATGAAATCATTGTTGAAAGGTGTTCTTCCTAATGGCTGCCCCAACTACGCTGAACCTGATTCGAACGAAGGGCGACACCTACGCCGAACAATTCACCGTGAAGGATTCGGATGGCGTTGCCATCGACGTGACGGGGTTCACGTTTCTTCTTTCGGTCGATCCTACTCCGAACCCATCCGATGACACGACACGGCTTTTTCAAATTGTCGGAACGATTGTTGACGCGGCGAACGGTCGCATCTCTTTTGCACCGTCAACCGTTCAAGCGGATCTTCTGGACCCTTCAACATATTTTTATGACATCGAACAAGTCGATGGCGTTTCTGCGATCCGAACGATTGCAAAAGGAACATACACGATTTCACCGCAAATCTCACAATAGGAAAGGAACACGATGGCCTTCACACTTGAAGACGGAACCGGCCTTGCAACTGCGAACGCTTACGTTTCCGTTGCGGACTTCCGCGCCTATCACGCCGACCGGGGAAACGATGTTGTTGCCCAAACGGATGCCGAAATTCAAATCGCGATCATCCGCGCTTCGGATTATATCGACCGCAAGAACCGCGGGAACTTCATCGGGGTTCGCCTTCGTCCGCCGTCGACACAACGGATGTCATGGCCGCGTTCTAATGCAAAATACAACGACGGAACTTCCGCGCTGGGCGTTCCGATCGAAGTCGAAGAAGCAACAAACGAATATGGCTTCCGCGCGTTGACCATCGTTCTTGCACCTGACCCCGACTATGATGATCGCAATCAAAAGGTGACATCCAAATCGGAAAAGGTCGGGCCGCTTGAAGAATCGACAACGTATTCCGGAACCGGCGCAACATTCAAGTTTCGAAAGTACCCCGAAGTCGATGCGTTGTTGCGCGATCTTGTATTGACCGGGCAAGAAATTAGGAGAATCTGATGGCCGTCGGGCGCTTCTCAAATCAACAAGCAACCGCGCTCCGCTTGATCGCCCGGAATGGGGAACAAGCGTCGCTTCAAGTTCGGGTTGATGGCGCACCGGCCGATGCCGCGAAGCCTTGGGAACCTGCCGTTCCGACGGTGACAAGTCAAACGGTTGACGCGGTCTTCCTTGAACTAGCCGAAAAGCGAATCGACAACACTTTAGTTCAACGGGGCGACATGGAAGTTCTTGTCGCGTGGTCCGGGCTGACCGTATTTCCCGATGCGAACGCGTCACAAATCGTTCGCGTCGACGGTTCTATATGGGAAATCGTGAAGGTTGAGCCGTTGCAACCGAATGAGGATATCATTCTATATAGCCTGATTGTGAGGAATTGATGGTTGCAAACTTCAGCCAAGCGCGCGATGACATTCTCGGAATCTTCAAAACGGCGTGGGATGCAAACACCGCGGCCGTCAACGGGGGGACGATCCCATCCGTTCATTACGAAGGATTAGAATTCACACCGCCAACTAATGAAGCCTGGGCACGACTGACGGTTCGGCACGTTGCCGGAAGACAAGCGACACTTGCCGGCGATCCATCGTTTGGATCGCGACGCTTTGAAAAAACCGGCATCGTTACAGTTCAAGTTTTTAAGCCCCTCAAAACGGGGGGCGGACTTGTGCTTGCGGAAAATCTTTCCCAAATTGCGAAAGACGCTTTCGAAGGAACGATCACCGCAACGACAAACATTTGGTTCCAAAACGTTACAATAAACGAAATCGGTCCGGATGGACCGTGGTTCCAAATGAACATAGTCGCATCTTTTAGGTACGACGAACTTGTATAAGGAGAAAGCCAAATGGCGACGTTGCTAAAAATCGACAGCAATTCGACCGGGCTTCGCTTCGCCGAAGAGGCATCCCTTGGCGTCTTACCCGGTTCGCCGGTATGGACACCACTTGAACCGAATTCCTATGCGGATTTCGGCGGGGAAATTTCCACGGTGGCGCGAAACCCGATCAACCCTTCACGACAACGCAAAAAGGGGGTGACTGTTGACCTTGATGCATCCGGGGGGTTCAATACGGACCTTACCCAAACAAACCTTCAAGACATTTTGCAAGGATTTGCCTTCGCTTCGCTACGACCGAAGGGTGAAGAGGTTCCGACAGAAGCGACGGCCACAACCGACCTGTTCGACGTTGCCGCAACCGCCGGATTCCTCGTCGGTTCGCTCGTCTGGGCAACCGGATTTGTCAACTCCGCAAACAACGGATTGCACGTCGTCACCGCCGTTGTGACGGATACAACCATTGAAGTTTTGGGATCAACGCTTGTCACCGAAACACCGCCGGCAACCGCGAACCTTGTTGTTGTTGGCCATCAATTCGCGGCCGATGATCTTGACGTTGACGTGACCGGCGCTTATGCGACGTACACGACATCCGTTTTTGATCTTACGACGCTCGGATTGATTCCCGGCGAACCGCTCTTCGTGGGTGGCGATAGCGCGGCGACTTCCTATCCGACGAACGCCGTCAACAATGGCATCAAACGCGTGAAGTCTATCGCGGCGAATGCGCTTGTTGTCGACAAATCTGATTCGGATATGATTACAGAAACAACCGCGTCGGGCGAAACAATTCAAGTCTTCTTCGGTCGTGTTCTGAAGAATGAAAACGGAACGGAAGCGTCGTTCCCGATCGTTCGTCGTTCGTATCAACTCGAACGCACACTAGGCGCACCGGACGATGCTTCGCCTTCCGACATTCAAGCGGAATACATCGAAGGCGCTGTTCCTTCTGAATTCACATTGAACGTTGCAACCGCGGACAAGATCACGGCCGACCTTGCATTCGTCGGAACGAACTCTTCCACAATTGACGCGGCGACTTCGCTTGCAAGCGGAACACGCCCGGCACTTGTTGAAGCGGATGCGTTCAACACTTCTTCGGACTTCTCACGAATCCGAATCGCAATTGTTGACACTGCGGATGAAGCGCCGGCCGCGCTGTTCGCTTTCTTGCAAGAACTTACTTTGACGATCAACAACAACGTTTCGCCCAACAAGGCGATCGGAACACTTGGATCGTTTGAAGTGACCGCGGGAACATTTGAAGTCGGCGGCCAAATGACGGCTTACTTCTCCGACGTGACCGCAATCGCGGCTGTTCGTGACAACTCCGACATCACGCTTGACTTCTTCATTGTCAAGTCGCAAACGGGGATGTATATCGACCTACCGTTGCTATCCTTGGGCGATGGCCGACCGGCCGTTGAACAAGATGCACCGATCACGCTTCCGCTTTCAATGGAAGCCGCAACCGGCGCGGGAATTGATGCGAACATGGATCACACTTTGTTGTTCTCTTTCTTCGATTACTTGCCCTTAGCGGCTGACG